GCTATCGAGAATGGTCTTAAAGTGCTTCCCGACCTTCTCGGCAAGACCGACCGGGACAGCATTACCGATCTGCGTATACTTTGGAACTTCGCGGTCAAAGAGCCCTTCGAGTGGGTTTCCAGCTCGACGTATGCCGCCAGTCGTGCGTTTTCCGGCAAATTTGTACCAGTCAGGGAAGAGCTGCAACCGTGCCCACTCGCGCACGGTTAGGATGCGCGGCTGGCAATAGTGGACGTAATCATCTGGCAAAGATGTCGCCGTGATATTGGGTTCGCTGTTGCCCCAACGATCTTTTAATACGCGCTGCGAAAACTTGCGGGTTTTGTATTTTTCGGGAATCTCGCCGTTGTTCTTTAACATGTGGTCGAATTTATCGACTACTTCCCACTTATGTTTGCTGTACTCCTGCTCGGTCAGTCTATTGGGAAGCTTCGGGTCCCAAGCTGGAGGGGAGCGGAGTTCTTTCTGGATGTCGGTTGTCGCCGGTCGTGGGTAGGACGCGGTCTCGAACTTGCCGGGCTTAAAGCCGCTAGCCCGTAAGATCTTTGTAACTTTGGAGTCTACTAGATCACCCAAGAGGTCGGAAAGATGCGGGAAGGTTCCGGACTCGCCCGCAGGAAGGAAACCACATGCGACGGCATCTTCCGGGTCGTTTTCCGGTTGAAGGAAATCACATGCTTCAAGAACATCCTTGCGAACACCAACAAGTAGAACGCGCGGACGGTTCTGCGGTACGCCGTAGTCCTTTGCATACACGAGCGACCAGCGCACTTCATAACCGGGTATCTTGCGAAATTCAGCTTTAACCTCGGGCCAGATAGGCTCACCACCATCGCGCGTCCACTTAGCGACAAGAAGACCTTTTACATTCTCGAAGAGGAATATCCGGGGACGGATGCGGCGTATTATCTGTGCCATGCGTCCATAGAGGCGATTCGAAGGAATATCCTTGCGATCCACCGCGTAAGAGCGGCGGATACCAATTCCCGAGTACCCCTGACATGGCGGCCCGCCGGCGAGTACGTCTAGAGAGCTGCCTGCTCCGGTGGCGGCATTAGCCCCCCCGTCAAAGCGGAAGTCGATTTCAGGAATATTAGATAGATCGCTAACGAGTTGGTCGAGACGCTTGCCCTTTAGCTCGTGTGCATCATGGCACCGGAGGTCTTCATTCTCCGCAAAGCCTTCGCCTCCGAGGTCATGGTGGCGATTGAGGAGGTACGTTCCAAGTGCGTCCTTATTCAGCTCGTTTACGAACACGGGCGTGAAGTCTGCCTTTTCAAAGCCCAGCGAAAGGCCGCCACATCCAGCGAAAAGGTCCACCATCGAATAGACGCGCGAGCGAGATGTTGCGCTCGTCTTATCGCCTTCAACTTTTGCTGTTGGCATGGGCTGTGCCGCGGCGTCGGATGACCAGAAGTAAGGCGCATTCAGGGCTGGTACGTCATGTCCGGCAATCGTCATCCGGTGCGCGGTGCCTTCGATAAACTCTCGGATATCCTTGAAATGCTTACGTTCGATGGCCGCACCCTCGGCCCGCAGGTCGTCCAGGTCCGATACCATAAGCAGGTCCCACGCCTCGAAATCGTATGGATGCGAGAACACATTTGCCTGAATTTCACGCGTGCCATCCAGTTCAAAGCGCCATAGGTCGCGGTCCTGAATATGGTCAATTAGCTTCGGGCGGGGCTTGCCGTCATGGAAAAAATCCCACGCCATCGCCGCGCCGCTGCGATCCATGTCAAACTCGGCAACGATGCGGCATTTAGGTTCGCTCTTTGCCCGCCACCACTCCTCACGCGCGCCGGTGCTGTCGATAGGAAAATGTGTGAACGGCTCCAAATCCTCGGCTGCGGATTTGTGGTGATCGAGGATCAATATCGAATTCGCATACTCCGCCAACCCTTCCAGAACGGCGCGCTTGTATGAGAAATCGACCAGAATAACGTCTCTCCCGGTCACGTCTGGCGGGGCTTGCTGGTACACGCCCGCGTGAAATTCAACGTCGTCACCGAGCGCAGCCCGAACCGCCCATGCCGCGCCGAAGCCGTCAGCGCAATTACCGTGATAAATGCAAAGATTCTTGGTCATTTCTCGTCTCCTGATTTGTCCATCTGTTCGAGCGCGGCCAATTCTCGGCGTCGGGCCTCCTCATCCAGCGCAACCTGTGCCGAGTGCCCGGTCATGGTTTTGTGGCGTTTGAAATTTCCTGCCGCACGGAACGTCTTGTTGCAAACAGGGCAGATATACGGGGAGAAAAAATCATCCATGTAAGCGGCTTTCACGACGCTAAGACCGGTTCAATAATGATTGTTACCGACTTCATTCCCCGTCTCCTGATTTGTCCATCTGTTCGAGCGCGGGCATCCTACCTAGATACGTCGTTGAGCCGTGGTAGTAGTAGAACATCGACCAGCCCGGAAACGTCTTCGCGAATGCCGCCTGTATGTCGTCATGCAAAATCTTTCGGCGCGTGAAGTGGACGCATTCGCCGGGTTGCAGGCCCGCGCATCTAGCCAGCGCCGCCCCCTCGTCAATGTCCGCAACTTCCGTCATGTCAGAGAGTTTCATTTTTCCACACCATCGAGCGCGGCCAACCTTCCGGCCAATAAAGGGGGTATGCCTCAGTCATTTCCCGTTCCCTTCACTTCGAGCCGCTTCAAAACTTCACAACAAGCCAGCAGCACGGACTCCGCCATGTCTCCGACCCCAATAAAATCAGTAATGGTTGGGAATTCGTCATTCTCTGGCGTCAGGCTCACAATGCAGCAAACCGGTTCGGTCAATGTTGTTCTTAGTTCCAGAGACCAATCCGTTTTGGTTTCTGCCCACAGGGCGGACACCGCTTCGTCATATTCCGCCATCACGATTCCCCTTGGTCGAGCCATTGTCTTCATTCCTCTATCAATAATGCGCGGGCAGCGGCGATGTCTTCTTTCCATTCATCCTGCCACGGCTTGTCATTCGGGTGCTTGCTGGTGATCCGCCACGTATCCCCATCCCAGTCGATCAGCTTTTGCAGCGCGGCCTCATACCTCAATATCTTACTGGTTTTCCCCGCGACGAACGGGTGCGCTGGGCGGCGCATTGTCAGTTTGCCGTTTTTTTCTTCAATCGGCATTTTGGCTTCCTTCGTTGTAAGGGATTTACAGTTTCTTTTTCAACAACGTGATTTCGGCGTTCATGCGCTTGATCTCGCCTGTGACAAGATCTACCAGACCAGCCATTTCCTGCTGGAGTTTTTCGATTTCAGCGCCAGCCGGGTTGGGCGCCAGAGGCCCGTATTCGTCCGCCCGCACCTGTTTGACGAACACCAAGGAGAGGCCGGTTTCTTTCGCGAGTGAGGCGTCAGAATGACCGTCTCGGTATGTGCCTTTATCGACAATGAAATAATCGTCGAGCAGGCCGAACAGGGTCCGATACATGCTCATAGTCATGGGAGGTTCAGCGTTGATTGCTTTGGGTGCCGGTTCTGCCATCGGTATTTTCTCCTGGGTTTGTGCGGGTGTCGGTTTGTGGGTGGTGTGGCAATTAGGGCAGAAAAGGCGGCCCCTTCTTTTGAGCCATCCCTCGTTGACGAATTTGTTTGCTGCTTTGTCAGCCCCTAAACGATTGGACAGTTCACCGAATTGTTCCGTACCGCAGCCACATAATGCGGTCCAGCGCGATGCGTTGCTTTTGCGGTCAAACTTCATGGTCATATTTGTGACCTTATGGGTTCTTCTGCTCATTTCATTTTCCCCGTTGTGTCGTCTCGGTACAGCACCTCACCGCTGCGGAATTTCTTCGTGCGTGTCTTGTCGAATCCGCGGCTCTGGATCTTCGCCTTCGGGCCGGTGCCTTTGGGCTTTCTCATGGGATGCGCGCGTTTCTTGGCGATGCGCTTGACCTTGGCGATTTCTGATATGTCCGAATACCGCTTTTGGTCACGGGTGGCGCCGAACGTCTTGATCCGGTGACACTCCCGATGGAGCGGCCGCAGGTTCTCGTCGTCTTCCGAGCCCCCCAGGGCAAGAGCTACGGCATGATCGATGTCGAACTGTTCACTCTCCGCGATTTTCGTCCGGCAGTACCAGCACTTGCCGTGGTGCGCGGCGAGAACCCTCGCCCGCCGCGCCTTGCCCATAGACTTCCGTTTCGGTTTTGCCATTACCCGATAAGCTCCATTATCAGGGCGACGAGCCCGGCAGACACGCCGCCGGCGGCCATCGTCGTTATCACACACGGCCAGAACGTCATGCGGTTCTGGGTAAGCATGATGGTGATGACGATAACGAAAACGCTCACCACTTGGGGCAGGTCCGCATCGGTCATACGCTGCGCTCCAACCGCTCCAGCGCGCTCTGCAAGCGGTTTGCCAGTTCAGCATAGGCTTCTTGCTGGCCCCGGAGCCGTCCGATGATAGAATCCGACGATGTGTCCCCCGGATCTTCCGGGGCCGCCGCGGATTCGGGAACATGACCGCCCAGCCTGTCCGCCATGATCTCTGCCCGCTCGACCATGTAGCAAAGCCGCTGGATGGCGTCGACATTGATTTCAAGGATATTCGTTATATCCGTTCCCCGCTGGGCGACGTTCACATCACTCGGAAGCGAAAGCGTGTTCACCCCCGATTGCTGCGGCTGCATGCCGGTGTTCTGAAATTTGCTTTCGTCCATGTCGTATCTCCTGCTTGTGTTCAGTAAAAGGTCACGCGGTCAGTTTGTCGATAAGATCCCCATATTGTCCGGTAATCACGGCATGCGCCGCAGAAGCGCGGATCTCCATCGCGGCGATGGTGGGCACGATGGCGGCCCAGTAATCTTCCAGTTCCTCCGCACTCCCGGAAAATGTTTCCAGATACTTGGCAACGCCGCTTGCTTTCTTGTGCCAGTCATCGTCTGTGTAATCCTCGAATTCCCCCAGATCGACCGGGGCTTCCGTCGATTCCGCGGGCTTGTCGGTAACGTCTTCGGATTCTCCGTCGATGGTTTTCCCGCCTGGGTCGTCTGCGGTTTCTTCCTGCTTCGGATGTTGCAGGAGCGGCCACACGCGCTTGAACTCCCCGACGACCGGCTCCCAGCATCCTTCCTTGTGCTGGCTGCCCTCAAGGCGGTCGAGTTCCTGCTTGTTGTTCGCGTTAAGCTGTTTCAGCGCATTGAAATCGACCGCCTTCTCCACGGCAGTAATCAATTCCACATAAGCATCCGACCATGCCGCAGGCGACATATCAGAGCCCGCCGTCTCGCCGATGGGGTCGTAGAGGACATACAATTCCTCGTCGTTGTCGTCAGCCTTGGGCTCGCTTTTCCCCTCTTCTTCTTTCGCTGGCTCGGGCTTCGCCTCGGTCGGCTCTTCCGGCGTGACATCGCGCATGGGGTCGGCGTCGATGGTTTTGCCTTCCATTTCGTCAACCGTGTTCTGACCGCCCAGTTCCTCGGGGAACGCCCGGCGCAAGGATGCACCCTCGGCACACTTTTCCAGCATGTAATATGGGTCATGCTCCCACTTGTCGTTGGGAACTTCGGATTTCCCCATCTGCCCGTAAATGGCTTCCCAATAGATCTTGGGGCCGGGGAATGAACAACGAACCCCGGAGACAATGCGGTAGACCGTAAACCGCGCCCATTCGGGGAACGTCAGCTCAACGGTCTTTTTCGTCTCGTTGTTCCGGCGGCCCACCATGCCCTCGAACGTCTTGGTAACGTCTGGCCCGAACTTCACTTCATCGCAACCGGCATAGACCCCTGTGCGGTGAGCGATGGTCCGCAACAGGGCGATGCCCGGCCAGACGGTTTCAACCATCCCGCCCCGCCCGCCGTTCGCGGTGCTCGACCACATCGGCACGATATGAACAACGCGCTTGAGCGGGTCCAGATTTTGCGACTTGCAATAATCCAGCACCATCAGGATAGATGACGGCGATTTGGCGCCGGGATATGCCGTTTCGCAGAGAACCCGCCATTTGCCTTCGTTGACATCGTATTTGGTCATCATTTCCGGGGATACCGGAAGGCGGGGTTGCAGGATCGATACTGCCTGATTGTTATCTGACATTGGTGGATACCTCTTCTCTGACGATTATGCCTGCGATCCTCGTGTCGAGCCCGGTCGCCTTTATGGCCTCACCGATCATCGCCATATCCGGCTGCAGGTAGGCGCGGGGAATTTCATTGACATCGACAATCTCGAAAACAATGCGCGTCGTGCTGACGGTTTGGCCGCCGGCTGCGGATCTCGTCTTACCTGCTGTCGGGGATGTTTCGGCTTTGATGGCCTTCTTCACCTCCTTCTGCGCGGCCTTGAGAGCCTCTTTGTCCGCGGCTTCCTCTGCGGCCTTTATAGCCGCTTCCGCTTCGGCACGGGCGGCGGCGGCCTTGGCGCGCTCGATGGCTGCCTTTTCGGTGGCATACACACCGAGCAAGCCCTGCACACTGCCGATGGCCTTCTTGCTCTGCTCGCCAAACGGCACGAAATACGCCTGCACCTGTTTCCCCAGGGCGTCATATGGCTTTTTCTTCGCCGTCCGCATGTCTTCCATGCCCTTGGCGTTCGCCTTGATCTGCTGGGTAAAGAGCACCAGCGCCTCTGCCACCTGATCCGCTGTGCGCGTCTCTACGGTCCCGTCTTCCAAGGTCCGTGTCGTCTCTTCGACCTTATCGGGGAGCCCGCTGATAGCGGCCATCAGGGCTTCATGCCGGGCGCGGAGTTCTTCGCTCTCCCGGGCAAGCGTTTCCTCAAGCGTTTCTTCGGGCGGGTTGTTGTGGCCTGCTGTCGGTGTTTCTTCGGTCGTCATAGTCGTTCTCCTGTTAAGATTTCGTGGTTTTGTCTTCAATAATGAGTGCCACGTTTTTCATGTAATCGATCATCGGTGTGCCGTCTGTCGCGAGCATGTGCGGCAGGAAGACGTGATCGAACGTCAGTATTCCGGTATCGATAGCGGTGATCTGGCCCTTCACCCAGTCCCGCAGAATCGAATTGACGGCGATCATGCCCTGGTCGAGTGCCTTCTGTTTCCACTGCTCCTGTGAAGACTTCCGGCGGTGATTGTATGGGCTCTCTTTCAGGAAGCCCTGCGCCCACCCTTCCGCCGAAGCGCGCAACTCGATGTTCCGGCCCTTGTAGGCGAACGCCAAAAGCAGTTCATGCTTGGCGAAATTGTCCATGAACCCCACGCTCTCGCAGCCGAACTGCTGCAAGAGCTTGCGGATCTCGCCCCGGGCCGCCTCCCCGGTGCTCGCATTGGCGTAAGGGAACGTCATTCGACAAACTCACCGTATCCGCGGTCGCCTTCGAAACCGCCAATATGATCCCGCGGGGCATGGTTTTCGGTGGCGTTACAGTACAGACCGCGCAGATAGGAGATTTCCTTATCCTTGCTGGCAAGCTCGGCCTGGGCGGTCATCAAGCGCGCCATCTGGGTATGCACGGAATCGTTCAGCCCGGCGATTTCAAGGATGTGACGCTCGCGGAGTGTCAGATTTTCATCCCGTAAATTACTGACGGCGACATCGGCTTTGTCGAGAACGTCGCTTAACGTCTTCTCGGCGGTCTTGGCGTCTTTGGTGGCCTGCTTTTTAATGCCGGCCACCACCAAAACGAGTTCTTTCTTTGTGAGGTTTTTTAACATCGCGGTTTTTCCTTGAGGTTCAGTTGTATCGGATTATTTCTTCGGCCATATGGCTATGGCTATCACCACTATAATGATGACGGCGGCGATCGCGAGTATCTCGGATGCGGTCATAGGGCTTTCCTAAAAGGTTGGTATATCGAGGGTATTCACGTCGACTGCCGGTTCTGCCGCCGGCGCCGGTTCGTCTATGGGCCGTGATTCAGACACGGGCCGTTTCGGGTTTGCTTCGGGCGACTCCGGGGCGTGGGTCAGCGCCCAGGCGTAAAGCTTTATCATGTAATCGTGCTCCGCCTCGCTGATCGGGTGCCTCGCACAGTGCGGCCATACCCATTGCATCGGGACCATCCGCCCCAGCCGGATAGCTACCGTCATATGCGGCCCGCCCCGCCCATCGGGCTCGTATGGCACACCGTCCACCACCTTCGCGAACATGATCCTGATGGGGACCAGCGGGCCGCGGAGCACCATGCGGGATTTATAGTATCCGCTGATCGGCCTATCAGGATGGACGGGTTTCATGGCTTGCCTGCCAATCCGCAGAATCCCTTTTGTGGAATGCCGTTCGTATTCCCCGATGCGTTCACACTTTTAGCACCCCAGCGCCACGCCATGCACTTAGAGGCTATGCATAGGGTGAAGCCTTCACTTCCATCTTTGTTCATAGTCCTGTTAAACGCGCCGGCTTCGTCCCGTTCCTGCAAGTTCAAATGCCGTGCAAAAGGGCACCACGCCACCAGCGCCTCCGCCTCTGTATGGCCTGTCATTTGATCTTCCCTTGAACATCCAATTGCGCCAGCTTCCGCTTCGCCGCGTTCAACACGTCGACGAGTTGTTGCTCGACCATCTGGAACGGGATACGGAATTTGACCTCGTTTCTGTTGTAGGAGTGGCCGCTTTTTTCCAATTCCAAAGTGACGGTCCATGTGTCGCCTACCGCTTTACGTTTACGAAGCAGTTCCAGCCGCATGAAAGCATCGCTCACATTCGACTGGGCGGATTCAAGGCGACCCGCGAGGCGCGCAATTTCATGCACTTCCTCGGTCGTTAAACTGTGGATGTTATTCATCTGGACTGCTCTCCTGTTCATTCAGTTCGGCAACAAGGCCTTCGTATTGCTCCCGCACATCGGGGGGCACATCGTCATAGGGAATTTCTTCCCATGCATCCTTAACGAACCCCCTGACGGTTGCCGGGTTTTCGTTCACCGTCCAGACGCCGCGGTTCTCGCGACGATACCGGACCTTCGGCGTCCGCTTTGAATAATACCAGCGGGCATAGGGTTGGTTTTTGGAAAGGTTTGGACTGTTTTCCATTCCCCGAGATTAAGCCGCACTGAATTCCCAAGTCAACAATTCATTTAAAATTTAATTGGTAAATGTGTTTCGCGTTTCAGGTTGACGAAAAAGACCCGTGCGCTGTAATGTTCCGCCATGCAATTAAATTCATGGCTTCAAGCCCATAATATGACCCGCAAGGCTTTCGCTGAGACAATCGGCAAAGCCCCCCCTTACATCACACAGATCTGCGATGGGTCAGTTTGGCCTGGGCGAGACGCAGTGAAATCCATCACCAAAGCAACGGGCGGTGCGGTGACGGCAAACGATTTTGTTGACCTGCCTACCGAAGACGACAAAACAATTCCCACCTTTTAAGGAGCTATCACTATGTCCGATCAGTCCATGACCCTTTTGGGCCAAACAACCACGATTTCCTATGATGCGCCTAAAAACGCGACATTCGATCAGTGGTATGAAGACGGGAAGAAATTGCAGGGTGCCTCTGCTTCTCTCGCTTTCTGGTTCGGTGACTGGTTCATCTACGGGGAACGGCACTTCTCGAAAGACGATATGTATATGCAGGCAATCGAGGAAACCGGGAACCGGACAAAAACCTTCCAGAACTGGATTTCTCTTTGCAAAGGGATACCCGAAGAAGACCGTGTTCCGGGCCTGTCCTTCAACGCACATTCCCTTGTCACAAAAATTAAGGACGTTGGCGACCGTAAGGCCATCTTGCGGGCCGTGCGGGAACACGGCGCCAGCCCCGCGGCACTGAAATCCGCAGTCACAGAATACGTTAAAAAACAACACCCTAAGACAAAATCCCGGACTCCGGGAAAGAAATCGAACGATTCTAAAGAACCGGAAATCATCGAACCCGAAATCATCGATCCCAAGAATGTGCCCGATACCGTTGCGCCTGCCGCAGAGGGTCTTACCATCCCCCACGAGGTGAAAGGCCTCGATCTCGCTGATATAGTTCTGCACATCAAGGACAACCTTTCGGACCCCGCCGAATACAAAGCCGACGAGAAACTGGGCGTCACCGCGAAGGAACTGTTCGACGCCATCAGGAAACTCAACAATATCTATATGTCCGTGTGGCCGCACAGCCAGCAACAGCCGGTCCCGAACAAACCCACCGCCAAGCAGATCGCCATATCCGTCGATCAGACGCCTATCCCGACTTTCGGTGGAGAAACACCCGCCGAAGCCGGTCCCGCGCCTGGGAACGCGCCTGACGCCGATGCGAACCCCTTTGCGGACGTTGATATCCCCCCGCAATACGACCGGACGAACAAGAGCGCGGCAGATGTCGCAGAGGCGGCCGTCGCGAAAACCAATTCACCGGCCTGACGCCGGCGGATAACTGAAACCACAACAGGAGCCCTAACATGGCAGAAGACGAAACCACGGCAGATGGTATCGAGGGGGGCGGCGCCAATGAGCCGTCTCGCAGCGATGTCATCATCAACGGATTTGCTTCCCGGTACGCGAAGGACAAGCAGATCGAGGCACAGGTGAAGAAGCACGTCACCCCGTTCAAAGATGATCTCGCGAAGATCCGCAAGGACATGAAGAACGATTTGAACGTGAACTCCACGGACCTGAACCTTCAATATGCGCTGTATAAGCGTAAGCGCGAGGCTCGGGAATTTATGGATGATGACGAGGGGCAGGGCGTTCTCGACGACCTGCAAATGGTCATGTTTGCCCTGGACGGCGAAGAAGCCGCGGAGGGTGAAGGCTGATGCAATTGATCCGGCAAGCCAACGAGACTCAATATACCGTGCTCGCGCTGGATCTCGCGACGGCAACGGGCTGGGCATTGTCCCGGCCCGGGTGCCCTCTCGAATATGGCACTCGCACATTCAAGTCTCAGACCCAGCAAATTCATAAGGGCCGTATGTGGAAAGAGGTTATCGCGTTCCTAAAGTCCAAGAACGAGATTGGCGACCCCATTACCCACGTTTTCCACGAACAGCCCGCCAAGTTCGAAAACTGGCATTCTACGGTCATCCTGCATGGGCAGGTTGCTATCGTACAACTCTGGTGCGCCCTCAAAGGCATACCGTGCCAAGACGTACCCATCGGCACGATCAAGAAACACGCCACCGATAAGGGTAATGCCAGCAAATCCGACATGATCGCCGCAGTCCAAGCCAGCGGGTACGATCCGAAAGACGACAACCAAGCCGACGCGATCGCCATCGCAGACCTTGCGTTGACCACCCTCAATCACAGGAGAAACGCCAATGCCCCAGAAAAAAACAAATCCGGTAATTCTAGCTAGGATAAAACGCTATACCGGCCAAGGATGTTCCGCCGGTGTGATAGCCCAAAGACTCGGTTCAAGCTGGACACGCAACATGGTCATCGGCCTAGCCCGGCGCCACTGGGATGGGCTCACTAACCTCAAGAAAATCATATTTGAGGAACGAGTTTTGGCCGCGAAAGAGGCCGCCGACTATGCGGTTGAAATTGGCAGAAGACTCCCGCCACCAGCAGAGCCTATCGGGGAAGAGGACCGGTTGCCCCGTAGCGGCCGGGCTCCAACCCCTGTCGATGAAAACGCAAACCCGCGCGTCTGTCGTGAATTGGAATGTCGCAATCCCAAACAGCCCGGGCACGGCTTCTGTGCCACGCACCTGACATCGAAGTTTCTGCTAAAACGCGCCGCAGAGGCCGCCCAATGAGCACCGCAGAACCCGGTTCGAGGAACCGTTCATCCGTCAACCGTCCGTCCGACGATCATTACCCGACACCCGTTGAGGCGGTCTATCCGTTGATCCGCACCCTCGCGCTCCCAAACAAGATCTGGGAACCGGCCTGCGGTGAGGGGCATATCTCCCGCGTTCTTGAGGAATATGGGCACAATGTCGTGTCGACCAATCTCATTGATCGGGGGTATGGAAAACCCAATGTTAATTTTCTCACCCAAAAAAGAGCCCGGGCAAAGTGTATTGTCACGAATCCGCCGTTCTCTCTGGACGAGGAATTCATTGAACACGCTTTCCGCCTGGGCGTTGATGTCGCAGCGTTCTTCCTGCCCGTCAAAAAACTGTGTGGGCAGGACCGATACAAGCGCATCCACGGGCCGACGCCGCCGGCTCTGGTTCTGTGCTTTGTCGAGCGGATCACGTTCTACGCCGGGGATACCGCTGTCGAGGATCAACCGGGATGGAGCACCGAAGACTTCGCATGGTTTATCTGGCGCAAGGGTTTCAAGGGCAAGCCGACGATAGGTTGGCTATCCCGGGATGACGGTGAACAGCGCGATATGTTCCTGCCCGAGCCCAACGGGGGGATTGTCAGATGAACGAGGAAGAACAGTTCTTCATGCCGCAGAACCCAGAAGCCGAAATGGCTTTGCTCGGTTCTATATTGGAGCGGAACCTTGGTTTCGACGATTCCGCCGACATCATCCAGCCCGAGCATTTCTACGATCCGTTCCACGGCTATATCTATAAGATTATCAGCGACACGATCCGGGCCGGGCGCACGGCAAACCCCGTCACACTCAGGCAATACCTCGACACGGCGGAGTTCGAGCACCGGGGCGGGCACAGATACCTAATCCAGTTGGTCGGCTATTCACTCACCACGGTCAACAATCGGGAATATGCCGAAACGGTCTTCGATTGCTATATCCGCCGGCAGGTCGTGCAGATCAGTGAGGATATGAGGGTGCGCGCGCTGGGCGCGGAGACGGATACGTCTGCAGTCCAGATGGTCGAGGGTATCGAGAGGGAGTTATCCGATGTCGTGACCAGTGGCACACCGCAGCGGGGTTTCGTCACATTCGATGATGCGATCGACGAAACGCTGTCGAAGATGGAATACGCCTATAAGAACAAGGGCACGTTCTATGGCACTCGCACCGGCTTCCCAACGCTCGACGGAAGGCTCGGCGGCGGATTAGGTGACACGGATCTTGTTATCCTCGCCGGTCGCCCTGGGATGGGTAAAACCGCATTGGCGACAAATATCGCCTTCAACATAGCTACGGCAGATCCGGTAGAGGATGAAGACCCCCCCGGCGTTGCGTTCTTCTCGATGGAAATGTCAGACGAACAGCTTACCCAGCGCATCCTTGGCGAAGTGTCGAAGATACCTGCTAACCTGATTCGGGCTGGTGACATATCGGGCACCCAGTTTCTTGATGTCGTGAACGCTCGCAACAAGATCCGCGGGGCTCGACTGTTTATCGACGACACCAGCGGGATCGACGTTCACACCTTGAGCGCCCGCGCCCGGCGCCTTAAACGCAAACACAATATCCGCCTGATTATCATCGATTATCTGCAATTGATCCAAGGCAGCAGTGGCAAGAAGGGCGATACGAACCGGGTAGGTGAATTGAGCGAGATCACCCGGAACTTAAAAACGCTGTCAAAAGATCTGAATGTGCCGGTCGTGGCGCTGTCCCAACTCAGTCGCGCCGTCGAAAATCGTGAAGACAAACGGCCCTATATGTCGGATCTGCGGGAATCGGGCTCCATCGAGCAGGATGCTGATATCGTCATGTTCGTCTATCGCGATGAATATTACATCGAGCGGGATGAACCCAAAACGAAACGCGATCGCGAGGATGAAAAGAGCTTCCAGAAACGTCGGGGTATATGGGTCCATCGGGGCATGAAAGCTAAGGGCATGGCAGAGGTCATCATCGGCAAACAGCGCCACGGTCCTACGGGAAAGATCAATATGCGGTTTATCCCAGAATTTACCAAGTTCGAGGATATTCCGGCGGAACAGGTCCACACATTTGAATTACCCCTTACTGACGAACAAATTGAAGGAATCGAGATATGAGCATCCAAGCAGTAGGCTGGTGCCTTGAACTGGAAGACCCCGAATTGAAGCCGGCCTCGCGCCTCGTTCTGGTGGCTGTCTGCAATTATTCCGACGAGAACGCCGCGTGTTTTCCGTCACAGAAGAAGCTCGGCAAGAACACGGGGATGACCGCCCGAACGGTGCGTAGCCATTTGCAGATTCTTGAGGATCTTGGCTATATCACGCGCGAGCATCGCCAGCGGGAGGATGGGTCCAGAACAACGGATCTGATACGTGTCTGGTCAAAACCCAAAGGGAAAAATCTTCCGGTAGGCCAAGGGGAAGATTTAGACAATCCAAAGGGAAAGAATGAACAGGCCAAAGGGAAGCTGTCTTCCCCCCTAAATGAACCGTCACTAGAACCGTCACTAGAACCGTCACCTTTATCGGCGCCGAAGGGTGCGAGGAAGACTTATCCCGCTGACTTCGAAGCTCTCTGGGCAGCATGGGATGCATACGGCACAACCATCGGCGTGAAGGGCGAGGCGTTC